CGTTTGCAAGTGCTCTGCCGATCGCTGAAGTCTCAGCGTTCTCCAATGCAGACGTTGAATTAACACCCCGATCACTAATGCTCTCACTAGCAAGCCCAGTCGCCCACGGCCTTTCATCGGTTTGTGTTTTAAATAATTCAGCACTAACAATGTATCTAGTGTCTGTGGCCTGTTCAAGCTTCGTTGATATTCTTCCATTTTCATTATCCTTCCAAAACTTCTCTAGTCGGCTTTCTACTGTTTCATAATCTTGTAAGTTAAATGCCATTAGTCATCCCCCCAGGTAAACTCGCTGTCTTGCTCTGCTTCCAAGACGGTCTTGTATATCGAAACGTAAGCAATGGCGTCTTTGATACTGTCCTGGTGATCTGGAGTTTCTGTAAGCCGAGAAACCTTGACGAGTGCCATACATAGTGCAGCTTGACTTGCTGAAATTGGATGGTCGAGGTATGCAGACCAGAGCTCACTGATCCTTTTATGATTGTAGTAAGGATGGCCGTAAACCGCTCCGCGTTCGTGGATCGTACTGATAACATCCGACAATAACTTCTCAGTTGTAGTGGTCATAGTCAAAGACCTCATCGGATTTTTTTTGAATGTTGGTCATTCTTCGGTGCGAATCCCACCCAGCTTGTCGGCCTTTCCAGTAGCCTGACTGAAATGCTGATTCTCTGATTTGATAAATGATCCAGGTAATTGCACCTACTAGCATCATTCCCCACATCCACATATAACCAAAGTCTTTTAGCTCGTTATACATTTGTAGCCCTTCTATGCTCACGCTTTGTGGCATGGCAATAGTGTGCCACCTGTGTACGACTTTGTGGATTATTTAATGGGTTTTTTGTATAACGATTAGATAACGTTATCCGTAGTACTTGCCGAGTGCTGTAAATGAGCCATCCTTATTGATCGGCACTAACGTGGGTGTTAGTGTCTTGCCTACGGCTTCAAGTATAGCAAACCCCATCTGCCAATTCGCGGCAGAATAGCGCAAATAAGAGGCTTTCTTGCGATCCATTAGATTACCTACCTCAACCCCATATAAGGGTCTGTAATGGCTTCCTAGGGCTTCTGTATAGGCACTCATACCCAGTCTGTGGCTATGGCCAGAGATGACCGATTTACCCCATTTTTTAGCCAGATTAAGAGCTGTAATTCCAGCGTGCTGACTCATATTGCCCTCATCACCGTGGGCTAATACCCAGCCAGGATAAAACTCATAGGCCGTCTTGTGGTACTCCATACCCATTTCGGCAAATCCCATAAACTTTGGGTACTGCAACTCTGGCAATGAGATCAAGCCAGGTACTTTTAATAATGTGTTGTATAAGCGGTCGCTGTGGTTGCTACGGATAATGTGCATCTCACGGCTGTACTCACCTAGATCCCAGAGGATCTCCTTGCATAGCTCACGATCCTGGTGAATGGTCTGCTCGTAAGCCAAAGGTGTTTTCTCACTCCAACGGCTAATGGTCTGAAAATCAATTTCATCCCCGACCACCAATACAGAATCAAACTTCTCCTTGCGTGCTAACTTGATTACATTCTTTACAGCTGCCTCGTGATGATAAGGCACTTGTAAGTCGGATATTACTAGCCAACGCTTAATCGTCATCCTCATCGAAATCGTCAAGTGGATTTTTTATAGGATCGTTCACGTCTACGATCCAGTCTGGATAACTTGACCTATCCATCGCAAACGCCAAAGCTGTGCCTTCATCCATTCCCGATTTACGGCAAGCCATATAAACTTCATTGGCTGCTATTGCCCAGAAATCCAGCTTAGTTAGTACAGGTTCTTTAGTAGTCCTGCGTTTACGCATTGGCTTTTTCTTTGGTTTGCGTTTAGTTGCCATAATAAAATTATCGCTTACTAATTAAAACAAAGAGATCATCGACACGCTGTTCTAATCGTGTTAATTGATCTTTCATAGATGAGCCACCATTAGGGCGCAACTCATTAAGCCAGCCTCTAACTAGAAAACGTAATCCGATTAGCACGCCTGATAGCACGGCGATAACGCCTGCGCCAAAACCAGCCCATTCCGCTGGACTCATTTCTTCGGAGTTGCATACCCAAATACACCTGCAAGTACAGCCCAAAGAATAGAGCGGTAGTCAGCTGCAAAATTGGATGCTGCCCAAGCTGATAAAAATGCACCAGCAGTTAGAATGTAAGGATTTTTCATATTCATATTTTGCCCCCTAGTAGTGGTATATCAAACGGCCTGCCATCTTTATCGCCTGCCTTAGTAAAACTTACGTGTATATGTCGTACGTGCTTATTGAAACCTTTGTACGGCCGCCACTTAAAATTAAGTATCTTGCTTGCAATCATCCCATTATGGATTACATAAGATATGCGTTTATCGGTCTTTGCGCATTCTCTGATTTGGTCAGCCAAATAAACTGAGAGCCCCTCGGATGAATCCAGCCTAGAATCAATATCAATGGCTCGGACGCACCCTGTGTCGTCTGGGTTATGATCTGATTTTCTCGCGGAATGACGAGCATCACCGATCCACCCATCAGCTTGAGTCCTGCGATCTGGATACCAGGTAGTAACGGCATCTCTAAGCTCGACTCCTGCTGCGCATAACCACGGCTTCATTAACTTAGAAGAAGTTTTGCTTCGTCTTCGGTAATGCCGAGTTTGTCTAACAATGCAGCCTTAGCCTCAGCCTTTGCTGCTGCCTCTGCTTCTTCTGCTTTACGTTGATCCTCAGCTGCTAGGCGTGCTGTCTCTAGGTCAGCAATCTCCTCTGCTGTTAATTCAACAATACTGGTTTGACCTGTTGAACAATCTACGATTACTTTGGTTGGCATTTTTTCTCCTTTGTTAAGCGTTGGATATTCCGTATAAATAAAATGATGAGCCTGTTAAAAGATTTGCATTACATAGAATTGTTATTGAAGTTACCGCCGCAGTTGCTGTGTTTAGACCTGCTATTCCTAAAATGTAAGCAGCAGTTTGATTATCTTCTTGCGCCGAAAAGGTTGAAGTAGGTTTAGAAGTTGTTGAATTATAATTTGGTATGTAACATTCGTGGCTGCTAAAAGTGTTAGCCGTAGATGTATCTCCGTTAGTAATTCCACCATACATACCTGCCATACTTCCAGTCCCATTAGATGAGCCAGCACTTGATCCTGTTCCTCTAATCCAAGTGTAAGAATTGTTTGTAGTATCAGAATTAAGTTTGATATGCAAATCTCCATCTCGCCTTGCACCTGCATCTCTTATACTTAACCGCAAAACCAAATCCGTATAAGTAGCAGGTATTGACGAGAAGGTAACAGAGGCTGCTGTTGTTGTTAAAACATTTGAACTGATTAAAGTATAGGTTGCCATAGTTACGCCTTTAGTATTCCGTAGAGGGTTGCGGTTGTGCCTGATTGAAAGTTGTTTCCAAAATTACTAGGGCTTAATGAAACAGATGTAATAGCAGAAGTAGAACGCCACAAATTAACAGTTGCATAAACATTTCCTGAACCATTTTGGTCATTTGAGAATGTTCCAAGTGCTGTCTTATATGTTGAGCCAGCGTATGAAAATATATCTAAAGCACCCATATTAGGATTAGTGCTGCTACTATCATCTGAAAAATAACCATAAGGTGTGTCTGATTCTCTATATGAATTAGCAGACGTACCATTGCCCCTAATATAACTAAAAGAATAGTTTGTACCTGTATCACTATTAAACCTAAATTGAACATTTGCGCCGTTGTTAACAGATTTTGAAACCAACACAATTCTTAAATCGGTATAAGTTGCAGGTATAGAAGTAAATGTAATTTGACCAGCACTACCCAAAGTAGTTGTTGCAATTTTCTCGTATGTGGTTGCCATATTATCCTTTGATTCCGTAAAGGGCGAAGGTTGAAGTAGTGGTAAAAGGTTGGCTGTTATCAGCAGTAAATGTAATTGTGTTAATTGCTGCGGTGTTAACCCATAAGCCGCTAACAAGCCTTACTCTGCCGTTGGTTGTGTTTCTATCAAGTCCTGTAAATTGTCTTACAGTTTTATTTTTGGTAGTAGAAGCGTAATCGTGAATATCTATAATGCCTACGCTTTGCTCTGTTCCAGTTAAACCACCAGCATCTAAATCAATAAAACTTTGTGAAGCATAACCATCTGAACTTGCACTTGATCCAGTTCCAATTAACCTGTGATAAGCATAATTATTTCCTGAATCACTATTAAATCTTATTTTAACAGCCCAGCCGTCAGTTACCCACAAACATCTAATTTGCAAAGAAGCATAGCCACTAGGAATTGAACTAAATGTAATTACATTACTTGAACCTGTGCCACTAGCACTAGCAATAGAT